GCCGGAAATTGGCCTAGCATCACCAGCACTCTGACTGGAGACGAAGAGTATTTCACGATTCAAGCGGCTGACAAAAAGCAAGAGCGAGGTTTTTCTCAATCGTTTGATCCAGGCAAAAGTTTTGGACTAGAAGGAGAAGAACCTGATTGCGAGACTTCGCAGGATTCAGAATTTAGTGATCTGCTTCCTTATCCAAACAAAGCGCCGCACGTTAAGTTCAACCCGATTGATGCTTCAATCAGCAACACCCGCAAAACAGATACCACTGAATTCGGCTTTGCCGTAGACATGCCTCAGATCACACCTGAGGCTACAGAAGAATCTGGAACGGTGCCTATTGGCAGTAAATGGAAATTTAAAAACGAAAGGCTTCAGGTTTCAACAGTTTTCGAGCTTTACCCAGGACTTCGTTACGATCAAATTACAGGATTGCCGTTTATCAGCGCAGTATCCAAAGCTCAAACTCAAGTATTTAACGTAGGTGATCCAATTCAAGTTATATCGCCAGAAGTTGCTTTTTATGCCTTATATAGAGGCTATTATGGCCACTTTCCTGCTGAAGACATCGCCAAGATATACGGACAATTCTTGTCAAGCCTTGGGGCGGCAAGCAGAGTGTTGTTTATCAAGACAAACCCAAAAACGTCAAGAATTTATTCGCTACCCATAAGCGAGTTTTTGGCGAATCCCAACGAACCAGAAACAAGCCTTGACTTCGGCAAAGTCAACTGGGTAAGAAAAGATGGACAATGGACTGACGCTCTTTATGACGAAACGGGCGAGTTAAGCAATCCTTGCTCCTTGATAACAGATTCTGGGATGCTGGACGACATTAGGGTTCCAAAATTATTCTTCAAGCTATATTATCGAGAAATTGACACCGCAAATAATACATGGCGTCCTGTTCTTGATAAGCCTTTTTGTTTACTCAACCCAAATACTTCAACGGTATTTGCTGATCTTCGCATTCGTCATCCGTCCTCAGAAGCATACGAATATAAATTTAAGCCAATGATTCCTGTGCAGGCTGAATCAGCCATGCAATTTCGCTATAAAAAATGGGAGCTTGGTATAAAAGCATCCGCTAACAACTCAGCAGAAAAAGTTCCGGTTCTTTACCCCAGCACCAAGAACGAATTCGTTCTGGACGGAAACGACGGCTTCAAACTGATCTATTCTGGTTTTTACGAGCAAGTAACCAGTGAGGTCAAGCTTGACGATCAAACTACAGACATTGGGGTCAATATCTCGTATGTAAACGAAGGAATTGTGGATCAAGCTGACTATCCATTTATGTCAGTCGGGGTTTTAACGTTACGAGCTGGCAAGGGAGTATCAAGCCTTGGGCAATTCAGCGCATATTACGAAAACGGCGCACAAGTGCAGAAAACAGATTTAACGAGTGGTTCGTCAAATCACTTCCCAGATCTCTGCTATCACTTGCTCACTTATTATCCAAGCACCAAGCTTCTGTCAAATAATAATTCAGCTGGTCCGGTAAAGCGAACTCAAATTGACACTGCTTCGTTTTTAAACGCAATTAAGTTTACTGACAAGCACAAGCTTTATTTTGACGGATCTATATATGACTTTGGCGGAATCCATGAGTTCATTAGCGAACACGCCAAGTTCTTCTGCTTACGTTTTGGCATTCGCAACGGTCTTTACAGCTTGTTTCCTGCGCTTTTGGATTCTGCGACAAATGTGGATACAGCGGCCCCTGGACAGGTTGTTACTGGAGATATTATTGATGCGTCGTCTTTCCGGGTTGACTACGCCCCACTGATCGAACGAGACAAAGCGTTTGTAACCGTGATCTGGAGAAGGCAAGACAAGTTCATGCTTGGCGTCAATGAAACGGTGACTGTCGCACCTTCAGGCTATGAGGGTGCCAACAGGCTGACGTATGACTTGTCTGGATTCTGCACGTCTGAAACTCATGCGGAAGCGGCAGCGCGTTTCATGCTTGCAATGCGGCTAAAGCAGGATCGAACTGCCAGCTTTACCTGTGCCAAGAGTGCTGTGGATCTTTCGCCTGGTCGGCTGTTCAAATTTAATTTTTCTGTTTCAACTAGCAGTGGCAAGACCTATGCGAATCAAGATCAGTACCAAGTGACGAGTACCACTTATCGTGAGGATGGATTACTTGACGTTCAGGCGGTCTACATGCCTGCCGGCATGACAGACGCCGTCTTCCGCCGCACTACTTATCCCAAGGTGCCATGACCTATCCAACGCTAGAGCCAACCAGCCGAACTCATACGTTGGGGCAAGCGGGTCAAGATTCTTTTGTTGCTGCAAGCGGTGTCGAGACTCGTGTGTTGTTTGGTTCGTTGGTCATTAGCCAGCAGTTAGAGCTGACCTACACGAATATCACAGAGGCTCAGGCACGCCTCTTCGACAACCATCATCTGAGTGTCAAAGGGACTTTTGAGGCTTTTTCGCTGCCCAGCCAGGCGTTTGCGGGAATGTCAACTTCTTTTGGCACTTACGTCAACAAGTGGCGTTACAGGAGTTCTCCTAGGATTGTGTCGGTAAAGGATGGCGTTCATACTGTTAGCGTGAGCCTGATAGCCGTCACTAGCTAAACTTGTGCCATGGCAAAGTATTTCACTGGTACGAACGGCGCTTTTCTGGTTGACAGCACCCAGACGGCAAAGATCTCTTCGTGGTCTTTGAACGCACAGGTTTCAACGCTAGAGACAACAACGCTGGGCGACCATGCACGGGAATACATCGCCGGAGTCCAGTCGTTTAGTGGAACGGCGACTCTGTATTACTACATTGATTCCAACAGCAATTTAGACGGCAAGGATCTGCTCGAAGAAGTCATTCGCACTGGCGCTCCAGACACCACTCCACAGCACAGCCTTACGCTTCGACTGCAAGAAACGCCTGCTCGTCAGGTGAAATTGAAAGTAGTGATCACCTCGGCAAGCATTTCAGCAACTGTTGGCGAGATCGTGACAGCCGAGATCTCGTTTACTGGAACGGAAGCTCTCCAAGAGGCTTCGCTGACAGCATAATGGCAATTTATCTTGGCAATTCTGGGTTTGTTGAGTTCAACCGTAGTGGGGCTGAGCAAGGTCTAGTTACGCAGGTTGATCCAGCGGATGTAAATACGACCGCTCGTCGTCTGAACTTTGACTTCGAGAACAGCGAGTTTATGACGGGTGACTTGGTTCAGTTCACGCGTCTAACAGCAGCCGGAGCCAACAGCACAAGCAATCTTGACTTTGTCGCGGCTGCAAGTTTTCCGGGTGGAGCGGCGTCACCACAGGCTGAGTGGTACGCCAATGTTGATGAACAAGGCGGAATTCGTCTGTACGATACTTTGACGAAAGCGATCAACGGTGTAATCACTGAGGCTGCTGTTTTAGTCGCTCCATCATCAACTTACAAGGTAAGAGCAGTTTTAAAGAACAACACTTATAGGTGTTTTGGTCAGTTGCAGTCGTATGAGCTGAACACCGATCGCGAGGTTGTTGACGTGACGGTGCTAGGTGAGCACACCCGCAGGAGCATCAGCAGTCTGATTAGTGGTTCTGGCTCGATGACCGCATTTTGGTCTTACGAGGCGGCTGCAGATATTTGCAGAGGCAACGACGAGATTGAGGTGAGCAATTACTATCACCAGCTAATTTTGCGTCAGCAACAGGGATCTGGGTTTAAAGGGCAGTTTTTTATTCGACAGCCAGAGACTAATTCGACTGAAAAAATTGTTTTTTATGAAGTTGATGCGTTGGTGACTGGTGTTGCAGTTTCGTTCGAGCCTGGAAGTGTTGTCCAGAGTCGAATTGAGTTTGTGACAACTGGCAGTATTAACTTAAAGATTCAAAAACCGACGGCCTTGCAGAATCAGTTGATAAATCAAACTGGTGGGGCCTATAACCTTACAAATAGCGCTGGTAGACTGGGCCTGACGAATCCGTAGGCCTTATCGGGGGATCATCGGACCATGGCTGACTACAAAGTCACAGATCTAGTCGAGATCCTCGCGACTTCTGTTGCTGCAGACGATCTGACCCTGCTGGTCGACACTTCGGCTTCTGACGACAAGAAGATCAAGGTCGAAGAGCTAGCAAAGGCTGCAGCCACGCACTTTACGACTGGGTCGATCAACGGAGACAAGCTGGTTGATGACAGCGTGACAGCAACGCAGATTGCTGATGCAACGATCACTGCAACCCAGCTTGCGACTGATTCCGTTGCTAGGGCTGAGGTTACAGCTGGTGAGATCAGTGGAGCGGGAACGAGCCGAGGCAAAGTCCATATTGAAGCTGGTTCGATCAACGCAACAGACATCGCGTCTGGCTCAATCACCAACACCCAGCTGAGTGGTGGAACGTTGGTGCCTACAGGCGGCATCACTGACTCAGAAGTCAGCACTACTGCAGCGATTGCGGTTTCAAAGCTTGAGTCTGTATCGCCAAACTTTCTACTAGCAGGGCCTTCTACTGGTGCAACGCCTGCTGTACCTACAGCTCGTGCGCTGGTTTCAGCTGATCTCCCTGCTGCGACAACATCAGCTTTAGGTGCGGTTTCCGTTCCAACAGGCAACGGGTTATCGCTTGCTGCTGGTGTTCTTAGCCACACCGACACAGTAACTGCAGCTGATCTGGGTTGGATTTCATTTAGCGGCACTGGCCACATTCTTAGTGCTAGGGCGCTTGCTGCCGGTGATTTGCCGGTGGCATCAACTTCAGCACTAGGTCTTGTCAGTGTTGGTACGGGACTTGCGGTCACATCTGGCGGTGTGCTGTCTATCGGCACTGCTAGCTCTAGTGCCATTGGCGGTCTTGCGATTGGCAGTGAGTTTGGACTAGGTGTTGGTTCAACTCTTGAGCTTGCAACAACAGGCGTTAGTGCTGGCAATTATGCAAAAGTCACTGTCAACACTAAGGGTGTTGTCACAGCTGGCGATGTTCTTGCTGATTCGGACATTCCGAACCACAGCGCAGCCCTGCTGACTTCTGGAACGTTAGATATTGCGCGGATCGGAGCTAATACGATCACAGGCGCAAAGATGGCGAATGATTCAACCTGCATCATTTCAGCCACTACGCCTGCAAGTGGTGATTACGAGGGTCAACTGCATTTGAACAGCACGTCCAATACTTTGAGCGCCTGGAACGGATCTGCGTTTGTCGGTGTCAGCGCTCAGGCAACTGTTGACGACGGAACGTACTAGACGCCTTTGCTAGGCTTGTTTTGTAAGTTCCGGCCTTAGGGCGTTAAGGAATGGCAATTCAGAATTTACGCAGTGCGACTGCGAATAAGAGACCTGTTGCTGGCTCAATGTCAGACGGGCAGATTGCCCTTAACACCAATTCGGGTAGTGCTGGCCTGTTCTTCAAGGATGCAAGCGGCAACCTGATCAAAGCCGGTCCTGTTTCTGTTGGAACGTCGGCACCAAACAGCTCACCAGCCGGTTCAGCAGGAAATAGCGTTGGCGAGATTTGGCTTGACACGACTGGTGGCAACTATGTCATCAAGATTTGGGACGGAAGCGCATGGCAGAGTGAAGGCGGACTAACACTCTCTGACATTGGCGTTACGGTCCAGGGCTATGACGCTGATACTGCAAAAACAGATGTTGTTCAAAACTTCACTGCAGGACAAAGCGCAGCGATTACAGCACTGACAGATGCGGCAAACATCAGTGTTGACTTCAGTGCAAGCAACAATTTTTCGGTAACGCTTGACGGCAACCGCACGTTGGATAATCCAACCAATCAAGTTGCTGGTCAAAGCGGAAGCTTCTTTATTACGCAAGACGCAACAACAGGCAGCCGGACACTTGCGTATGGAAGTGCCTATAAGTTTTCAGGCGGTACGGCGCCAACGCTTTCGACTGCGACATCATCGACTGATCGCATCGACTACATCGTGGAGGCAAGCGGCAACATCCACTGCGTTTTCACTGCTAATTACTGATGGGCTTCTTCCACAACAACGCGCTGGTTGGCGCGTCTGGCGCTGCTGCTGCTGGCTTTCAGATTGACCGCAGCTTGAGGTTTAACGATGATGACTCTGCATATTTGAGTAAAGTCTTCGCCTCTGCAGGTGATCGCAAAAAGTGGACTTGGTCTGGCTGGGCAAAGCGTAGTACAGCAGATAATACAACTAACCTTCTGTTTTACGCTGAAACTAGCGCAAGCGCCTATACGCAAATTGGTTGGTCTGGTGATAATTTTCAACTAAACATTGCGTATAGTGCATCATCCTTTGCTTATATTCGTGCTGCAGCAGAGTCGAGAGACGTAAGCGCATGGGCGCATTATGTAGTCGTTTATGATTCGGCTAATGCAACATCAACCGACAGGATGATTTTGTATATCAATGGAACCAGGGTTACTGATTTTCAGACATCATCTTTCCCGACCCAAGACGCATTGTCGCCTCTCAATGCCAATACTACGCACTACATTGGCACTAGAAAAAATGTTAATCAGTATTTTGACGGTTACTTAGCGGAAGTTCATTTCGTCGATGGTCAAGCGCTTGCTCCGACTGACTTCGGTGAATCTGATGCAGATACCGGCGTTTGGAATCCGATTCAATACTCTGGAACGCATGGCACCAATGGCTTTTATCTAGATTTTTCAGACAACACCAGCACAACAACAATCGGAGAGGATAGCAGTGGGAATGGCAATGACTTTACTGCGGCAAACATTAGTGTCACTGCAGGTGCCGATAATGATAGCCTGATCGACACGCCGATGAATTACGAGGCAAGTTCTGGTAACAATGGCGGAAATTATGCGACGTTTAATCCTGTTGGCAGCGAGCAGAATGCCAATGCGCCCCTGGTTAATGGAAACCTTGAGTTTGCTACAAGTGGGTACACAAGTACATGCAACACTTTTGTTAGCACTATCGCGGTATCTAGTGGTAAATGGTACTTTGAAGGAGAGTCTACAAACAACAATGGGCAATGTGCTATAGGAATTATTGCTGCTCGTTTTGTTGAAGAGACCTCAAACAACGGTAAACTCTTCGGCCAATTTTCGGATGGGTATGCCTATGAAGCAGATGGAGGAAACAAGTCTAACAACAACACCAGTACCGCATACGGATCAGCATGGAGGAGCCCTGGAAATATAGTAGGTTGCGCTTTTGATGCAGACAACGGAACTCTTGAATTTTTCGTTAATAACGTGTCCCAAGGCGTTGCCTTCTCAAGTATTCCACAAGGTTCATACTATTTAGCCATTGGAGTATCCAAGGGTAGCAGTGCCTCCAATCAGGGCATGATATGCACCTTTGGTCAACGTCCATTTGAATACACACCACCAACAGGTTATTTAAGTCTCTGTACGCAGAATCTTCCTGATCCAACGATTGCCGATAGTTCGACGGCGATGGATACATTGTTGTATGTCGGAAACGCTACTGCGCGGTCAATCACTGGTTTAGATTTTGCACCAGATCTTGTATGGATTAAAAACAGATCACAAGGCGATTATCACTTACTTACTGATACGGTTCGAGGAGCTACCAAGCAACTTACCTCTTCTTTGACTAATGCAGAGGCTACGAATACACAAGGCTTGACAGCATTCAACTCTGATGGCTTCGACATAGGCACGCACGTTTTCTATAACACCAACAATGAAAATTACGTTGCTTGGTCTTGGGACGCTGGAACGTCAACAGTTACCAACACTGACGGAACCCATAGTGCCCAGGTTCGCGCAAACTCTTCAACTGGATTTTCGATTAGCACTCACTCACGAACCACTGCGGCATCAATTAGCACTTGGGGGCACGGTTTAAACGCTGCTCCTGAGTTTGCGATTTTGAAGCCCTACAACGGTGCATACAACTGGATTGTTTGGCACAAAGATATGGGCAACAGAAAACGCATTTTTCTCAACAGCACTTCTGCTGGCAACACTTATGGCTTTGATGTTTGGTCTTCTGACAGCACAACACTTGGAATTTACGGCACGATTATTGCTGGTGGCGGTACAGCACTTGACTGCGTGACATACGCCTGGACACCAATCGAAGGTTATAGCCGTTTTGGCTTTTATGAAGCCAACGGAAATGCTGATGGTCCGTTCGTGTTTACCGGATTCACTCCGAAACTAATCATGACAAAGGACATCGATAGCACTAGCAACTGGAACGTTTATGACACTTCACGGGACACATATAACGTTGCAGATGCGAAACTGAGCTGGAATTTGAATAACGCTGAAAGCACGCTTGCTGCTGTAGATATTCTTTCCAACGGATTCAAAATTCGGACAAACAACGCAGACATGAACGAAAACACAAGGACGTTCATCTATTGCGCATGGGCCGAAAATCCATTTAAAACCGCCCGTGCGCGGTAATCTTTAACCATCGCCCTCACGGTCATGTTCACTGTCAGCGGTCAAACAGTTAAATACGATCAAGCCTGGACTCATCCAGACACTGGGGTTCAGTATCCAGCGAACTGGTTGCGTTTGGCGTCACCAGCCGAAAGAGAAGCTGTCGGCTTGGTTGAAGTCACCACGCCAGCTTCTGCGGTTTATGACCAGCGGTTTTATTGGGGCGTAGACAACCCCAAGCAGCTGGATGACGTTACTGATGACGATGGCAACGTCACCACAGGTTTGAAAACGCTTTGGAAGGCGAAGCAAAACGAGATCGCTGCAAGCTTGTTGGCTCCATCTGATTGGCGCGTTGTCAAAGTGCTGGAGGTAAATAGCAGCTTTAGTGCAGCCAAGACTGCACTTCCGGCAAACTGGCAGACCTATCGGGCTGCAGTGCGTACAGCGTGCAACACGCGCCAGAGCGAGATTGACGCTTGTTCTGATGTTGCAGCGTTGAAAGAACTGTTGTTTGGCTCTGCACAGATCCAGCAAACCGACGATGATGGCAACGGTGTCGTGGACAGCGATGGCAACGCTGTCATGATCGACAATCCAAACCTTGCTACTGCGTGGCCTGATGACCCGTCCTGATCCAATGATTCCTGCAAAACCTGGAGCGGAAGACGTAGAGGCTATGAGCAATCGCGTTAAGTGGTTGAACGAGCTGTATGTGTTTGACCGTCGAGATGATCCTGATCATCCAATGCGCGGTCTGTTTACGGGTCTTTCCAAGAAGTATCAACAGTTTCGTGGCTAGTGCTTGGCATTAAGAACAGTCAGTTCCGTGCGTCGCCATTGAGGTTTTTAAACTTGATGGCGGCAGCGGTTTGTCTTACAGCGTTCATGCTTCTAACAAAGAGGAGGAAGGCTAATGGCCAAGTCACTTAGCGGACAAAATTTTGTTCCTAGCAAGCCAAAAAAGACTCGTCAGGGGAATGGATCACATTCAAAACCGTCCCATGGACGGAAGAAGTATCGTGGGCAGGGAAAACGTTAGTCCTCTTTCCAATGATCAAACCATTCGCGATCGCTGTTTCTGGTGTTCTCGCTGGTTCAGCTGCCTTGGCAGGCCCTTATGCCAACGTTGAAAACAACGCTGGATACCAAGATGGTTATCTTGGCTCCACCACTGACATCCACATTGGTTACGAAGGTGGTGATGGTGTCTATGGTTTCTACCTGCAAGGCGGACCTGCTCTGGTCTCTCCTGAGGGCGGCGACGTAGACATGGAACTGTCTGGCAAGATCGGTGGCAGCGTTCAAGCCACTGAGAACTTCAGCGTTTATGGCGAGCTGAGCTTCATCACTGCTGAAGAGGATCCTGCTATCGGCACCAAGATTGGTGCTAAGTGGAACTTCTGAGCTAACTTAAAAATGCAGAGCTGCCCTCTCCTGGTCTCACACAGCAGGAGGGGGTTTTTTCTTGGGATTTACCATGCAAAAGCTTTTTAATGCGATGGCCGCTGCATCCTTCGTGATGTCTGGGGCGATGGTTGTTGGAACGGTGGTGGTTTACACGCGCATTCCATCAATCACCAAGCATTACATGAACCAATTACAGGGTGAGCTGACCAAAGTGATCAGCGAGATGGTGCCGGGTCAGATCGATGAAGTTATGCCAGAACTGCCGACAACTACTGGTCCAGCTGTGCCTTTCAAGCTGCCTTGACACAAGAAAACCCCGTGACCCACTAAAAGCACGGGGTTCTCAAGCGTACCTGGCCTACAGGGAGCACACCTGGCCTAAAACGGACATCTTGCGATGGCTGGATTAGGAGAGCCGTGGAGGCTGTAGGAGAGGTATGCCTTTTATAGCACAGGAAAAATTAGGTCACCATCTTGGTGTTAGCGGTTGGATCGTCGTCATGAGCTTCAGGCCCGAAGCCTTCAGCCTTGATTTTCGCCATATCAAGTTCTGGAGCGGGAGCCTGAGGTTTTTGCTCGAACGACGCTAACCATTCGCGTAAAGCGTCACCAGTTGGTGTGCCCTTGGGCCATTTGACAAATTTGAGGATGGCTTTGTGGTCAGTAAATGGTCTTGCTGTTTTGCCGCAGAGAACGGTGTAAACAACAGGCGGGCCTTCGCGTCTGCGGT